CAGAAAACTCTTCTTCAGTAGCAAATTCCACACCCTCTGCGAGTGATTTCAATTTTTCTACTTGCGTCTGCGACAGGCCTTCACACGCTGTGTAGATAGCCTCAAACTTCTTTTGTTCGTTAAGTTCTTTTGTCAGTTCAATACCGTAGCTGATCTGTGCATTCAATTGTTCTTCCAGTTCAGAAACTTTTTCTGCCATTTCTGAGACAACATCAACCTTGTCTTCTGGAATATCAATGTAGTGTTCAACAAACAGATTGCGTAGACCGTCGATGAATTCTTCAGCGATCTCATTACGGAGACCTGTATCAACAGCCAATTGATTCTCTGTCATGAACTCTTCTGTTACATAATTCAGATAGTCATCAACTTTGCTTGCAATGTCTTCTTTGACTTGCTCGATAGCTTCTTCAAACTGAACTGCCATTTCTTGTTCAAGTTGTTCAGCAATTTGTTCAACTCTTGAAAGAACTGCTGCTTCAAAAATTACTGTTGCTTTCTGTGCAAATTCTTCTGAAAGGTTTTCACCTTGAAGCAATGCACGAATGTCTTCTGACATATCCAATGATTCATTTGTATGTTGACCTTGTGAACCAGCAGTATGTGAACCATCAAAGTGTTGGAATGTAGCACCTTTGTTCATACCAAATGTGTTGTTTGGCAACTTACCAGCAATACGGTCACGAATCAATTCATATTGATTGCCGTTTGACTGAGTTGGGTGCATAACATCTTTGCGACCCATTGTTTGGTTTGGTTGATCTTTGTATGTGTTATAACCAACAGTACCAAAACGACCTTCTTCACCTTTTTCTGAAGCAACAGGTGGTGTTGCGCCAGGTGGTGTTGCAGATGGTGTACCTTTCAGATAATCAGGAAGTTCATCATCCATTTCTTGTGGTGAATGACCAACAATACCTGCATCATGTGAACCATATGCAGTTGTTGCTGGCAACTTATCGTCACCAACTTGACCTTTCTTATGGGCGTCTTGACCTCTCATACCACGCTTTGCTGCAATGTTAGCATCAAAATTTTCTTTTGATCCTTCAAGAATTGCAGAAGCGGCTTCTGATAGCTTAAAACTTTTCATTTAAAAATCTCCTTGATTTTATATTACTTATTTATAGATTAAAGATTTTTTAAGAAGTTTTCAAATATGCGTAAGCTAACTGCTTCGATATCCGCTTTGCTTGCTCTCTTGACTTCTGTGATAGCATTAGCGTGATCTACTTCAGTCCATACACCATTGATTAACATCCATTCTTTGCCCTCCATGATTCCCTGAACAAATGCTCCAGGTGCAGAAGGGTCTGCTACAATATCAGCCGCTGTGGCTAGATAAAAGTCTGGCTGAACAACATTAACACCGTTAACATTTTTCAGTGATCCCATACCTCTTGAAGATACACCTAGTTGTGCTCCGCCTTCAATCAGTTGGCGTGCGATTGTACCCATAGGTGTATCAAGAATTTTTGCTTTACCGATCCACTGTGTACCATCTTCACGCAAACCCACAATCATATGTGATACGCGATCAAGGTTGATGGTAGGAGAATCAGGATGACCAAGTTCTCCAAAAGCACGATGTTTGTTGATATATTCTTCAGTATAACGATGAACTTCTTTTTTCATCGTATTGTATTCATAAAGGCGACCATTACGGTTCTTCTTTTCTGCTACCAGAAAAGGACCCTCAATATAAAGTTCTTTCTTACCTGAAGAATCTTCAGTCAGATAATTGACTGTTTCTTGAATTTCTTTAATTAGTTTCATGGGGACACGCCGTATGGTGGGAAGTTGAACGCAGCAGGATCTTGGAACTGACCACGCTGATAGTATTGATTGTCTTTACGCAACTCAAGAAACAGTGTGTATGCACAGTTTGCAACCATACCAAAAGAAGTTACGCCAATATCACCTGTAGGATTTGGTGCATTATTTTTAATTGATACCATACCTTGATCTTCAGAGTATTCACCACAAAGATCCATATTCATGATTGGTACGCTTTGTGCGGTATTAGCCGCTGTCCAAGTTAATTCTATGTAACCTTTTTGTTGAGATGCAATATTGTAACCAATTCTTGAAATAGAAAGCCCATAATAAGGTAGTGCAGTATTGCTTACACTTAATGATGTGCGTAATGGAACATTGTTTGCATCTAAGGCTCCAAACAATGTATTTGCTTGAATACGATAGTTGTTTGACTCTTGCCCTGTACCATCAAAGTTTGCAGTTAATTTGATAACTGTCTTTTCGGTGGTATCTCTTAAAATTTGGTATGTGTATGAATTCGCCATATTTGTTCCTATGATTAAGGTGTAACACCGTACGGCTTGTAGTTGAACGCAGCAGGATCTTGGAACTGACCACGCGAATACATTTGGTTATTTTTACGAAGGGCAATAATCAATGTATATGCAGAGTTTGACGTTGCACCTGTTGTTACTACTCCTAAGTCACCGTTACCTACGTTTGCTGTTACACCTAAACCTGAATTATTCAGAATAGCAGGCAATTGTTCGCCTAATCCAAATTCACCCTGCATGTTCAGATGAAATATAGTTGCAGAGTTTGCAAATTGAGCTGCTGGAGTTGCACCGGCGCCGGTCCAAAATAATTCTACACCACCAACGGTTGCAGTAGGAAAGTTAACGTAATATTTTACGCCGGTAACTTGCAATTCATAAAACGGGAGTGCTGTATTACTTACACTCAATGACGATCTCAAAGGAACACCATTAGCATCTAAAGCAAATAACAGACTATTTGCAGCAATTCGTGATCCATTAGATTCTTGCCCAGAGCCGTCAAATTGCCCAGTTAGTTTAATTACAGCATCTGTGTTAGTATCTCTCAATACTTGGTATGTGAATTTGTTAGCCATATTTCAGTGATGCCCTATTTGTTAGGTTCAGCAGTCATTACCCACTGATCGTCAGTGTAAGGTATTGTTATATATTTATTAATCTTATCCACTTTATAGAGAGCGATCTTTTGCCCGTTAGGAAACATTCTAACTGCTGTTCTACGCATCACTAAAACGGCAGGTATATCTCCGTGGTGTGCCGCCTTACCTTCTAATAATGGTTCTTCATCATAAACAAAACCTTCTGGCAACAGAAGATCATCCTCAATCAGAGGTTTTTCTTCTGCTACCAAATGGTCCTTAAATGATTTCAATTACTTGCTCTTTCTCATGTGCCACTTTTCTTCTTCTTTCTTCATACCTTTTTTACTGCTAACAGTTTCTTCTTCATCTTCTTCATGACCTGGCTTTTCTGCTGGTCTTTGTGCTGCACCACCATAACGTGTACCAGCGTGTTTTGTAACACCGCTTGGTTTGTTTTGTGGTTCTTTGATTTTACCTTTTGCAGCAGCCTTTTCTCTTGCTGCGGCTAGACGATCTTCCCAGCTTTCTTCCAATTCATTATCAAATTCATCTTGTAGGCTACGATTAGCTCTAATTCTATCTTTTAATCCATTCATTGATGCTACTGTTGCCTTACCTTTTCTTTCACCTGTTGAAGCAATTTTGGCGCGGGTTCTGGATGAAATAGAGCCATAGGGAATAGGTGTATCAGCCTTACTTCTTAATGAACCACCAGTTGCAGTTCTATCAAAATCAGCAACTTCTGGATCATGTTTCACATTTGGTACAGCCGCTGATGAACTTCTCCATTTTGCTGCTTCATCTAACTCATCATCTTCTTCTTTCAAAGCACTCGATTTGACCATTCTTCTGACCATTTTCCTGTCTTCAGCTTCATCAGGATGATTTGCACCTTCATCCAATTCTGAATCTTCATCATCAAGTTCAACTTCTTCTTGAGTGACTAGATTCTGTGCAATACTTTGCTTTCTACTTTCCATTGCAGCCATAACTCTGTCATGAAGTGTTGCATATAACTGAGCACGGAATTCTACACCGTCTTCGTCTAGTGCATAATCTATTAGTTTTCTTGAGTCCATTTTTTTCTCCTTACATGCTTATGATACGTTTTACGTTACCTAAGATTGGCTTATATGATTCATTTGCTGGATTTTTTTCTTTACTTTGATCCAACTTTCTTTCTAAATCATTCTGGTGTTCGTTTTGATCCATTTGAATCTGACTCAACATCTGTTGTTGAGCAACATTATTTGTAACATCAACAGGCAATCCAATTCCTGCATCTTTTTCTTCTTCTATTTCACCTTGCATGACTTTAATTTCATCGTCATTCAGTCTCAATACATTACGCTGAATCCATGCCTGAGAGAAATATCTTCCAGTATAAGGATCAACCTGTTGAAGAAGAGAAAGTCTTTCTTTCATCAATTCTGCTTCTTTCAATTCTGAGAAGTTATTGTCTTTGATGAAGTTGTAATGAATGTGTTCTTTGAATTCTTTCCATTCTTCATCAGTGCAAATGCCCTTAAGTACGCACTGTACTCTCAAACACTGATCAAACAGATCAGAGAACTTGCTACGGAGTCTGGAAACAAATTTAGCAAACTTCAATTCGTCGCGTGTGATTTCACCTACACGACCTAAAGAGAAACCTGAACTATTTGGGTCTAATCTTGAGATTGGTACGTTTAGTGATTTGTACAATTTCTTTTCAAAATACTTGACATCTTCCAGTTCACCAAGATTTTGCCCACCAGGCAATGTGGTGATTTCTGTACCTTTACCACCTTCTCTTCTTGGTAACCAAAAGTCTTCCATCATTGACAAGAACTTTCGATCGTCACGGACTTCACCAGTGTTTGCATCATATACAAGTTTGTTCTTGTACTTGACCATGATATCGCGCAAGTATTGTTCCGCTTTCAGCTTTGGAAGATTGCCGACATCGATGTAGAATATACGACGCTCAGGTGCTCTAGAGATACGATAGATGACTGTGGCATCTTCAATCATACGCAACTGATTCAATGGCTTGATAGCTTTATGGAGATATGATAGGACAACTGCCCTACGCGAATCCATAAGCCCCGAGACTATCGATATGACAGAATCTGTAGTAATGCGTGTGCCTACTGGACCATAGTTTGTGGATGTTCCTGTAGTGACTTTATCATTGTAGATATAGTATTCATTTACTACATTCATGACCTCTACGCCAGTTCTTTCATCTTTTTGTTTCTTGACTTCACGAATCTTACGCATCTTTCGTGGGTCAATATATCTCAACTCTTTGATACCTTGAGTTGGATTTTCCCTATCGATTAGGATATGGTAATAAAGTTTACCATCAATATAATATCTACGAAAGATATCATGTGCCATATCTGTATAATTCAATAAGCGTATAATATTATTGAATTCTTCTTTGATGGTCTTTTTGATTTTATCTGGTTGTTTCAGATCATCAAGAATAATTTGAATCGTTTTGCCATCGTCATCATGCACAATAGCTTCATTAACAATATCATCTATTGCAGATTCAATTTCTGGCTGCATAGCCATTTCACGGTAACGGGAGATAAGTTCTACTTCATTTTTTGCTGTACCGTCTAGGTCAACATATGTACCATAATAAGCAGCAGATGTTATTGTTAATGCACCATCATCATTCGATGGTGGGCTGAATGATTGCTGGTTTGCCTGTTGGTCTTCACTCTCTTGGCGAGAGATTGTAAAACCAAAAAGTGAGAATTTATTTGCCATTTATTTTTTTATATCCGTTTCAATAATGCATAATAGAAGGGACCGAAGTCCCTTCTGTATATAGTTGGATATTAAGTAGTTGAATATGCGTTGGTCCAGTATTGATAGGTAAATGTTACAGTAAATTCTTCAATTGTATTGTTTGATTCCCAATTCAGATCGATTGGTGATAGATCAACTGGGAACATTCCAACAACATTGTATTGCTGAAGAATTGATGAATCTTTACCATACTGGTACACATAAGCATCACATGAATATGAATTTAAACCATTATCCAAATTAGTTG